CTAGAGTCTGCGTAGACTGCAAAGAAGCTAAGCCTTTTACCGAGTTTCAGCGTACCCCTAAAGCAGGCAACCGTTCTAGCGACTGCAAAGCCTGCCGGCGTAGGAAGTTTGAAGCTGGCATGGCTAAGAACAAGGGCACGGCGAAGCCGGCTACTAAAGAGTGGGTTATCGAGCAAGCTACGATTCTCTTTAACCGCGCAGACCGAGATAGCGATAAAGCTAAGTACCTGGATCTTATCTCCCGTAATCTAAACGACGAGCGCCGGGATATTACAGATGACGCTAAGGTAATTAAAGACCTGATAGCGACTAGAAAGAAGCTTAGAGATGCTAACCAGTGAGTTTATCGAGACAGTCATCGAGAGAGCTTTACGTGACCCTGAGTATCTACGCGCCTTACTAGAAGAATTACTAAAGGAGCAGGCATGAAAGGTTTTCTAATTGCAGTAGCCCTAGGCGGGCTATTATACGCGGCGCTTAAACTGCTCCTAGCTTATACCCCTCTTCTCCTGTTGGGCTGGAAGCCCTGGTAGATGGCAGAGCTAAAGCGGGAGAATGACGCCGAGCTAGGCGATAGCTTCCAGATCATACGGCTAGGCTACCAAGCTGACGAAGAGAAAGACGAGAAGTGGGCAGCTAAAGCCAGGCAGCAATACGCGGCGGAAGACTGGGAACGTGAGTTTGAGCTAAAACCTGTCGGGTTGCTCGACGTTAGGCCGGTCTTCGGTGATTACAAGAAAGAGCGCCACGAAGACGCTAACTTAGTCTGGCGTCCTAGCGTTGGCCGGCAGATCGTGCGCGGTTGGGACTTCGGCAAGATTCACCCGGCCTGCGAGTTTATGCAGGTTAACGGGCTAGAGAAGAACTTTATAGGCGAAGTTGCTCCAGACAACATCATGGAGGAGCAGTTCGTGCAGATGGTGCTAGCGTACTCCCAGCAGAACTTCCCTAACTGTAACTTTGTAGACTGGGTAGACGTTAGCGGTAGAAACGAAGACCGCTGGGGTAATTCCAGCAATAAGACACTTAAGAGCTATGGGATCTCGCCTAGGGGCAGGGATCAACACATAGAAGACGGTATCCTACAGATGAATAAAGAGATTGTTCTTACTGTAGGCGGCAGGCCGTACATAATGGTTAACCCCAAGCGCTGCCCGCGTTTAGCGGAGGCTATGAGGGGCGGATACAAGCGTAACAAGAAAGGCGAGATTATTAAAGACGGTATCCATGATCATTATGTTGATGCGGCGCGTTACGCTGTCATGGGTACTACTTACCAAAAAGGTACGAGCTGGGATAAAGTCAGAGATAAGATGAAGAACCAGTATGGTAAGTTTCCAAAAGGCGGGCGTGACTTAAGGAGATAATCATGTGTTGTGTCCAGCATGCCTTTGCGAAATTACAGAGCTAGAAATGTGCGCCGTGGAGAATGAATACAGCGACGGACTTAGCGGAGACTATAAACAGAGAAGATGCACTGCTAGAAATCGCAGAGCAGCTATGCGAAGCGGGCGACAACATTCTATTCTTTGCCAGCTTCGTAAAGACTCTAGACCGCGACGATAAGAAGAGCTGGCTACGCGAGTTCCCTGTAAACAAGAACTACGTTCGTAAGCTTCTAAAATCTATATCTACTACCCCTAGGCTGGCTATCTATAAGTCTAGGCAGATGACTGTTACTTGGACGTGCTTGCTCTTCTGCTTGCACGAGTTTCTATTTAAGCCAGGCTCTAACATGGCGATTATCTCCATGACGGAAGGTGACGCCGGCAGCTTACTCGATAAAATGAAGCTGATGTACGACAGCTTACCGGAGCACTGGAAGCTAGTCCTACCGTCTATCAAGACCTACAACGGCAAGGGCGGAATCATAGTTAGGATGGTAGCTGACTTCGGCTCTGATGAACCTAAAGGCGTTATCAAGGCGTGCGCGACTAACGGTAATCCGGGGCGTGGCCAGACTCTATCTCTCTGCTACTGGGACGAGATAGGCGAGCAGAAAGACGACGAGTGTAGACATATGTACTCTGCTCTACGCCCTACTCTAGAAGGCGGCGGTAGACTCCTAATGTCTAGCACGCCCCCTAGGCACCCTGAGCATTTTTGGAATCAGTTTTGTAACGGAGAATATTTCGGAGACTAACATGGCGTATGGTAAACACCCCGGCTTCAAAGCCGTGCAAAGTAAGATAGCAGCAGAAGAAGGCGTACCGATGAAGAACGCTGGGGCTATTCTAGCTTCAGCTTCTAGGAAAGCTAGTCCGGCAGCTAAGAAGAAGAATCCTAGATTAAAGAAAGTTAAAGGCGGGTTTAGCAGAAATAGGATGATCTAAGGAGGATCTAATGAGAAATGCAGTTATGGCTTTGGTTTTGTGTTCACTTTTGGCAGGTTGTAGCACTGTTACCGAAAAGATCTCGCCTATGGTTGGTAAAGATCTTGACACAACTGTTGATCTTGCAACGCGATATGGAAAACCGGAAGTAGCGAAGTGCGCGACGTTCTTGAAGGGCGCAATGGATAGCGAGTCTAGCTTGCTTGGTAAGATTGAAGCATTGCAGGCTGAGCCTACTAACGGCTTGCTTAGCTCGGCGCTTAAGGCGGCCTTGCTTGCCGATGCTATTCGTAGCTTGGACGATCCAGCGCAGCGGGCGAAGCTTGAAGCAGACTTTCGTGTAGCGTGCTCAGCGGTTGCTGGCGATATTATGATGAACTTAGCGCGTGATGCGGCTAAGGTTGCTCGTAGAGGCAAATAATGAATCAGTATATCGAAGCAGCTAAGATTGGCTTAGCAATCCTTACTTTTATTGTTGACGTTATCAGAGAGCACAAGGCTAGCGAACAAGCCGGTGAAGCCGGCGACGTGAGCGGCCAAGTGGATAAGAGCGTCAGCCTGCTCCAGAGCATAGGCAAGATTGCTAAGGTTAAAGAGCTTCAGGCTCTAGACATTACTGAGTTGAAGCCGGCTATCGGTGACTTCATTGGTAAGATTAGAGAACTTAAGAAGCTTAACAAAGACTAATAAATGCCGACACCCTACGAACAGCCAGAACCGCAAGGCCCTGTTAGCGGAATAGAGCCAGTAGAGCTTAAGAACTTCGCCAGCAACGAAAAGGTAGCTGGTGATATTCGCAAGCTCTTACCTATCGTTAACAAGGCGCGTGAGAATAGACGCTCTAAGATCGAAAGCGACTGGGAGCGCTACCGCGATGTTTACAACATGCGGCGTTCTATTAGCTTCTACGACGGACGTAGCAAGCTCTTCTTAGGCGTGCTGAAAGATGCAGTTGATACGCTAACCCGTATCGCTAAGGATTCTATTCTTTCAGACCCCTACATATCCGTTGAGACTCCGATAGATGGACATTTCAAAGACGTAGCAGTATCCTTCTACAAAAGCCTCTTAGAGGATCAAGCGAAGATACGCAGTAAAGTTAGCATGCTGCTACGCCAGCTTTATATCATCGGTACGACTTGCCTTAAGTTCGACTGGAAAGAAGTTACTCGTAAAGTTAAGTACAGAGAGAAGAACGAGGCAGGCGAGCTAGAGATTAAGAGCAAAGATCAGTACGAGTGCTATGGGCCTACCCTGGACGTTATAGATATGTCGCACGTCTACGTGTGGCCGGAGACTGCGACCGACTACAACGCGCTACGTATGGTCTGGGAAGACAGCGTAACCACCTTCGACAAGCTCCGCGTGAAGGCAAAGAAAGGCTGGTACTCGGAAGCAGCGGTAGAGCTAGCTATAGCCCAGCGCAAGACAGACCTAGAAGATAAGAAGCGTGCTAATTCCCAGACTTCTAAGGAAACAGGCTACACAGACACTCTAGCGGAAGACGAGCTAGACATTACGGAGCTGTGGGTACGCTATCGGCTGCCTGGCGCAGAAGACGACGAAGACGAGACTTGGGTGTGGGTGACGTACTGCGGAGAAGAAATCCTCCGCGTACAGGAAAACCCCTGGTGGTTTAACACCCCCCCTTACCTATTCGGGGCTATCTTTCGAGAGCATGACTACTTCTACGGGCATGGCGTCGTAGAAGGTCTCGAAATGTGGCAGTACATGACGAACGATCTCGTCAATCAGACGATGGATAGCACCACATATAGCATTAACGGTATCGCTATCTTCGATCCTGACAAAGTAGACGACCCGGATATGTACCAGTTTGAGCCAATGGCTAAGTGGCTCATCTCCCCGGACGCAGTAAGGTTTGAAAGACCGCCTTCACAGCTCAGCGTTGAGGGCCTTAACATGGTTCGCTTCGCTATCACGATCATGCAAGACCAGGCGAAGGCTAACGGAGTCGTTAGCGGATCTCCCAGAGAAGGCATGGGGCGCTCAGTTGGCACGGCTACCGGCGTAGCCCAGATAGCGGCTAGCGGAAATGCGGCGGTTTTAGACCAAGTAGAGGAGTTAGAAACGCAGGTTTTCACTCCTTTGCTGAAAATGAACGAGATAGCGGCTCATCAGTTCATGGATTCCGCTATGGTTATTCGCCAAATGGGGCCGGATGGCGCTCTTTTGACGGATGCTATCGTA